TTAACACCATTGGAGTTTTACTCATGACGTGGTCTCCTACCTCTCCTGTAACGGGTGCTGCTCAGACTGGTTTCACCAGCCCGACTTACACCCTTACTGCGGATGTTGCTCCTGATGTCAACGGAAAACAGCATGCTGTTACCGCACTCGGCGGAACGCAGACTGGTGTCCGTACTCACACCGTTTCTGACCCGTTTACTGTGACGTTCACCCGGCCGAAGAACCCTCGGGCTCTTCAGTCGGCGAACCCCACTACGGGCCGTTACGGAAGTGTTCCTAAGAACACTTATTCCTTCATCGTACGGAAGGGCGCTAACTTCGCAGCGAATCAGGCTGCCGAGACGGCTATACTTCGATGCTATATCGACGTACCTGCCGGCTCGGACGCTTATGATGCTCCGAACCTTCGCGCGATGATGTCACTCGCTGCAGGGATCCTGTCTCACCAGGCTTCCGGCGCAGGTGATACCATTGTTAGCGGTATCCTTGGGTGACTGTTCCTTCGCCTCGTAAGAGGCGGGGACCAAGGCACAAGGTGTCGCTTACGCTTCCGACTCTCATCTGTATAGTCTTAGCAGTTTTGGGCGACCATTTCGGTTTTTCCGACGTGTTCTCCTGCTCCTGCATAAGTTCTATGCTTTGAGCTCCTTTGTTGGTCTTACTGTGAGGCATCATGGGTATTAATCCTGACGCTCTTTACCGAACCCTTCTCGAAGACTTACTATCAGCAGACGCATCTAGAGTTCACCTCTTAGATAGCTTACCTCCTGATGGGACTACCCGTCAGGCTGCATGTCTCTCTTTGCGTAAATCCTTATTGAAGAAATTCGATCGAGGTCAGACGCAGGAGTCCGATCGTGCCGCCTACGAAAAATTCCTTGCTATCAATTCTCGATGCAAGGAGTGGCAGCTGCAGTTCTCCGACTCGTGGGATGAAGTCCTATTCGGCGAGTTAAGACACGCCGTTTATAACTTTTTTCACGATTCTGGTGGTACTCCGATATTTGACTCCCTTGATGAGTTTTCCCATTATGGGAGAACCGGTCCAGGGGCCAGTATTGGGGCACGGGGTGGTGACTTCTATACAAAGATGTTCGCCTCTCCTTTAACCTGCACAAGTCTCGGCCTGTACAAAGCGTACAGGAGCTATATTCGAAACTACCCCGAGTGGTCTAATGCGGAGAATATCCGACAGGAACACTATGGGTCTGCTCGTATAGCTGATGGGAACCGTCTTAGCTTTGTTCCGAAGGATGACAAAATCTCGCGTACGATATGTACTGAACCTAGTCTGAATATGTTTTTTCAGCTAGGAGCAGGCCATGTCATCGAAAGACGTCTTGCCTCCAGGTATGGAATTTCCATGTCTACGCAACCGTTCAAGAATCGCGAGTTAGCCCGTCGAGGGAGCCTTGGGTATGGGTTTGTCACTTGTGACTTATCCTCTGCCTCAGACTCCCTGAGTATTGCAATGTTGAGGTCCGTTTTGCCGAAGCACGTTTTCGACATGCTTTGGTTACTTCGCTCTCCTTGCACAACTTATCGGCAGGCTAGACACGAA